TCTTGATAGGCCGAGCCTACCAAGTAACCTGCCAGCGGCGGGCTCGCGCCCATGTCGAGCGCCATCTGATACAAATCATTTGCCGTTGATAACGCACTTTCTGGAATGGTCATGCTGCCCTCGCTTTCTTTATTTCCTCAAACGGCGCGCCGATAAGTTCGTTAATCGCCACCAGTTTGTGACCGCTTACCGGCAGGGTATAAACAGCGTCCGGTCGCACCTTCTCCACGTCTTGTGCCATCACGCCTTTGAACCGGCGCGGATCGCCGCGATAGGAAAACGTTTTAATCGGGATGCCTTCGGGCGTTTTCTTTCCAGTCGTGCGGACCTTTTCTTTCAACCCGAGATCGCTCGCGGCAATGATCGGGATCACGGCGCTGGCGATCGAACCAATCGAGCTGAGTGCGCCGCCCATTGCGCCACCGCTCTTGTTTGCGCCAGCGACCGATTGCGCTGCCGCCGCGTTCTGATTTGAGCTGAATAAATCCGAGAGATAAGAGAGGATCGGATTTGTGAGCTGCGAGAAACTTTGCACACCAGCGCGCTCGGTCCCGAGCACCTGATTAAGCGCGCCACCGCGCAAGCCTTGCACTGCCGAGGCCAGCCCGGTGCGCTGCGCGATGTCTTGCCCGCGCAAACCTTCTATGCCGCTGGCCGTGGCAAGGCTTTGTTGCAATGCCTCGTTGTAACGCTGGCGGCGCATGGCGTCCCGGTTCATGAACGTCGCTGCCTCGGCTTGGTTAAACACGTTCCCGCGACTGGCAAACTGCGCGAGCGGGTCCTGTGTCGCAGAGCGTAGCTCTTGCCCGGTGAGCTGTCCGCCACTGGTAATGAGTGGCGAGAGGTAGCCCTTGTAACTCGCCATTAGCGGGTTAATCAAATCCTGCGAGGATGGCAGGGTCTTAAACATCTGCGTGAGCGGGCCGGTGAATTGCCCTACGTCCTGCAGGCTTTGCAAGGCATAGGGATACGCTTGCGCCAGAAGCGGGTCCTTTTGTGCAAATTTGAGATACTGGTTTTCCTGCCCGAGATAGCCCTTTTTAGTTGTCTGCCATTCAGGCCCGAAGCTCCGTTGTGGTATATCTACGCCGCCGCCGCCCATATTCTTTCCCTCCAGTATGCTGCTTTCCTTCTTAGCGTCTCAAATGAATAGACGCGCATTCTCCCATCGTTCCGTCTGCAGAAACAAATTTTTGGCAATCGATAAGGCAGCGCGTCGAGTAACTCGACAAGGTTGCCTACCGCCATGCGAACAAACCACACCGGCTCGGGCTTGCTGCCTTCCGGCGCGATGTTCACGATCCGCGCCATCCCAAAGAGATCAGGCCGCGAGATCACTACACCATCGATGAGGTAGTTTGCTAAGTCCTGAGTGAAACTGACTTCACCCATCCACTGCTCATAACAACGCTCCGCAATGTCGAGTGCAGTCGGCTTGCGCAGTGGAATGTGTCTCAGGATGCGCTCGTTTGTTATCATGCCACCACCTTCAAGGTTTCCTGTGCCGGGATCGCTTCCACGCCTACACCGATCACGTCGCAAATCCCGCTGTCATTCTCGACGCGGATTTTACTCCACCGCCCATTTTGCCGGATGCGGAAACGTTCGAGCGATTGCTGCATCACGCCGTTAAACACGAGCGGCGTAGGCGGGATGAATGGGAGCGGCCCATCTGGCAGCGCCTCGAAATCTTCCGCCGCGAACCGGCTTTCATCGATCGTCGCGTAATCTTCGCGCTTCGGCTCGGTAGGATCATCCATCGAGGGATCGAATGCCTTGTGACCGTGCACGTAAAACCGGGAGCGGTCTTTTGTGATTTCTCCCAGTTCCTTTTCCTCGTTGTAACCGTCTGTGATGGAAGTCACCTGCGCAGCCGGGTCATAGGTCGATACCCCGATGATGGCGCGCTGAAATCGCTTAAACCCTGCCGGATCACCCGCCACGTAGCCGCGCGTTTCCATAAGGTAAGGCACCGGGATCGAGTCGCCGTTTATCTCATCCTCAATTCCCTGATAGAGCACGTAAACTTTTGCTCCCACATAATCGACACCGAACAACGTGCGCACGCCGTTATAGAGCGTGACGTGCAAAGCGTGGATGCGGAAACTGTCGTCGTTCCACCAGTCCGGCGCTGCTTCCCATTCCCGCGTGGTGGTGTTAAGAACAAGGATTGCGTTGTTACCGTTTGTTACGGTTCCCAATGGGACGGCAAAGAATGCGTAGGGCCCGAGCTTGTTGCTGCAGCCGTAAGCGTGCAAGGTCGGCCAGTTAATGCGTCGGATCACCGGATCGATTTTGAGTGACACCGGCAAAGGCTCGACGCTGATCGATTCGGTTTGCACTTCGCTCAACGCGTAGATGCCGCCCGGTTCGCTGGCGAAATAGACTTCCTGCCCGATTAAGAGCGGCATCTTGTTCGCGGCAGAGCCGAGCCGTGGCGAAAGCACCCGCTGGCTGGTAAGCATGGGATCAATGGTGAAATTTTCCAGCATGTGCACGGACTTATACATGAAGATAATGGCCGCGCCCTTGAAGTAACCCATCACCCGCGTGATGAGATCGGCTTCGCCTGAGTTAATGCGAAAGGTGGCGATCGCCTTGTCATAGGAGCTGTAATCGTTCACGTCCGTCATAAAGAGCGAGTCCCGGGCGTCGCGAGTGCCGAGGTAGGCGCTATAGAGAAGCACGCGATCTTGAAATGGCTCACCGTGCCATGTCCACGGGATCAGGTTAAGCCCTTCGGCGCTCAAAGTGACTGTTTGCCAAGTATGAGTTATGTCGCCGTCCCAGTAGAGATCGGTCTGCCCGCTCTGAAACGGGCGGCGAAGCAACAACACTTTATCGAATGATTGAACAAACTCCACGGCCCCGTAACCGTTATTGCGACCGCTTGAAATCTCGGTAGCCGAGTAATTGATCTTAACGGGGTCCTTGCCGAACACGAGCAGCCACACGTAGGTCGCGCCTGCCGTCGCTACCAACATTACTTCTGCGCCGTTGGGGTTGGAGTAAATTCCGCTGCCTACAATGGTATTGGGAAAGCCGGGATTGAAATCGCCGGGATACCCGGTGCCAGGGCGCTTGCGGCACGCGCCATCGAGTAGCCGGGTGTTTTCGCTTTTGCAAAGATAACCCTGTGGCACGGTGCCGGGCTCGTGCAGCATGTCGATCCCTTTCCAGCCGTTGTCGCCGTCGAGCATCCACTGGCTATCTTTCTGTGTGTAACTTTTGTAGCGGCTCATTTTGCCTTTAAGAATCCCCAGTTATGAATGCGCAGCCGCGATTTGCGGAAAGGCCAGTAGCAATGCAGCGAATCAGGCACGGCGCTCATCTCGATAGGCCCGAAGGTGAGCACCTGCGTGGTCCACGTTTCCAGCGCGGTTTCCAGCGCGGTCTTGCTCGGGTCGTTGGTATAAGCCATGTCTGCCGAGTGCAGCCCGTCGCTGAATACCTCGATCGTAACCCGGCGATCGTGCGGCTGCGCCCGTTGCAGACGAAACCCGAGTAACACCGCGTAGCCGCCCGCGTTGGTGACGTTTTGCGGGAAGTGTTGTTGTAATCCGTCTTGCAAGTAACCGCGCGGGCCCACTCCATCGAGCACCACAAAAGAGTAATTCCGTTGCCGACTGTTATTCGGCCACCAGTAATCGGTTCCTGCCGCGATCCCGCGATTGGAGCTGGTAAGCTGGCTGTCGCCGCGCGTGTCGCCGCCCTGATACCCGAGCGCAAAGGTGTTACTAAACCCGATGAATTTGGTGCCGGGATTAGTGGGCAGTGCTTTGGTCCGGTCTTTAACTCCGATCCAGTAGCGATCTTTGGCCGGGAGATTCGCCAGAGGATCGCCCGCGATAGAATCAGTCAGGCCGGTGATGAGATCGTCATTGCTCACATCGGTGAGCGAGAGATACATGCCGATGCGTAGGTCCAGCCAGTCAGGCGCTTGAAACGGCTGCACCACACCTTCACGAATATCGAGGATGGTTGTTTTCTCGGGGGCCGGTGGCCCTACAGTTTTGCTATAGATTTCAGCCATTTCAAGAGTTGAGTTAGGTCAAAAGTGCAACCGCAAATTCACGCTCCGCACTTTGCACAATGGGACCGTCTCGATGGCCGGAGCGGAATTTAATCCACGCAATCGAAAAGGTTTTATCTGCGGAGAGCGGGACGCCGGTCCCGGGCACGACACGAAGCATCACTTCCTTCCCCTCAGGTGTGAACATGTCGTTATAAAGAATGCCGTCAGTTGAGAACTGGAATGAGAGCACCGCATCACCATCCCACGCGCCGGGCATGGTAATGCGCACGACTTGGCCCGCCGTGCAGTCAATCGGTTCTGATAAAGATTCCCCCGCTCGGATGAACGGGCCATTGATTATAGTGAGTGGCATAGTTGTTATTTTCCTCGGTTTAATTGCAGTTTGATCGCGAAAACATCGTCATTGCTCCCTTGGTAACAGGATGGCGTAATCGAGCTTGCATCCCCCGTTGAGTGATGCGCCGCTAAAGAGATCGACTAATCCGTAAGCTGGCACCGGCACCTGCACCGGCCCTATCGGTAGCGCCTCGAAATCTTGAATGGCAAAGCCATCTAGTTTGAAGAAATCACCGCGTAGTAATCTAACGGCCATAACGATTGTAATCCGGTTGTTCTTGATCCGTGGCCCGATCCTTTGCCGGAGCAAGGTTGGCGCTGGTTCTCACGCTTTGTTCTAGCGGCACGGCTTGCACTTCCTGAGCGGCCTTGTCGGCTTGCCCTTGTTCTTTGAGTGAATCGCCATAGGCCCCGGTCACTACCGGGTCCACCAGCGCAAAGGGGAAAGGCACATACTCCCACCACGGCGAGCCCTCGCAGTTGATGATGGCAGTCAAGCTAAACGTGGCGAATTTGGAGAATGTGATCGAGTTAGTGCTTTCATCGATAAGTGCGCCGAAATTGAGAAAGAAAAGATCACTGGCCGCTGCGGCCTGCACCGCCGCCGCGATTCCTGCGAGGATTTGCACGCTTGAATCGATGGAAGTGGCTTGGTAGATCGCCAAGTGCTCGATGCTGTCGTGAGTAACAAAGCTCAGCACGAAATCACACGGCATCACGTCCTCTTGTGTGAGAGTCAGCTTGGTGCGCTGTGGCAAGCCTTCATCCGCTGGAATAGCTGGCACATAGCTGCTCGTTTGTTTAATGGACAGATTTTCCACCACGATGCCCGTGTTATAAGTGGCCTTGATACTAAAGGCTTGCGGCGCGGAGATTGTGAGTGTGAGCGTGCCCGCGTTCTCGGTAAGAGTCCAGCTCGCCAGATCGGGATCGGCTGCAAGTGAAGTATGTAGCGCGCTCAGGATAGTGGCGAGACTTTCCGTGCCCGTGGCTGTGTGGCTTGTCGTGGCAATGACCGCGCCGGGGCCGTTTGTGCTCGGTTGTCGCACCTCGATAGTAAAGACACGGCTGGCAGGCGGCGGATCAGGGATTGGGCTGTCGCTCGATGCCAATGCCAGTTTTATCTCTACGATTTGCGGGGTTGCCGCTATGCCGGGATTCGGTGGCTGTAGTTGTTGCGTCGTTTCGACCGTGAGATCGCGTTGGAGCGTAAAGGCCGGATCATTCCCGGTGTTGGCGTTGCTGCGGGATTTGTAGCATTCCCCGGTTTGCGGCGAGTAAGTCGGTTGCCCTTTTTTGTAGGTAGTCTGCGAGTCCCATGCGCGCGCGGTAAACTGCGGTGTTTGCTGGATGAATTTGATCCAGACATAAGTGCCATGCTCAAAGCCGACATGGACGCCTTGCGCGGTTAACCTAAAAGGGGTGTCGATCGGCGTGAATGGGGTAGCATCGGGGTCCGCGAGGTAAACCTTGAAAACCCGCCCGATGTTAACCGGCGCGCGCATCCCGGCAGCCAACGCTACCGGCAGCGCGTCATAAGGCACAATGTGGTTGGATGGCACCGTGTATTGGAGCGTGTAAGTCCACTCGGGGGCGTCCTGCGTGTCATAAAGGCGACGCACCCATCCATTGATGAAACTGGCGTAGGCGTCCGCTTCATCCGACATGAAATCCACGGCAGGATCGAGCCCGTTTTTATAGGCGATCGCCCATAACACATCGTCACGGAAATTCGCGGTTCTCATGCTGGTTCCAGTTTGTAGGTCTTGCCATCCACCACGGCGGCTTTACCCGGCCACAGCTCGTAGAAATAGATCAGGCTTGAATCGCCGCTATTGGCTGTCACTTTCGGGTTTAGCAGCTTGCACAGGCAATAGGCCGCTTCGCCGGTCTTATCCTCGGGACCGATCTCGCCCACGAGCGCCGGACTGCTTTTCATGGTGTCGAGTCGGGTCAGTTTCGCCTGACAACCCATTACCACGGGCTCGACTATCGAGCGCACCTGGGGCGGAATTACCACATACTTGTCTTTATCGGCATTGAGGTATTTCCCGTTGTTGTAATAAGCCGTCTCATTCTGCGGCGACTTATCGCCGTGATGAGGGCCGGTGCCGTCCGTGCAAACATCGAGGTCTGACACGAAACACATATAGTCGCCTTGCTTCGTGGAATAGATGACCACGCCTTCGATCACCAGAAGCGGCAGGAGCTTGTGCGCCTTGATGTGTGCTTTGCCTCGTTCGCTAAGTCGTCTTGCCATTGTTTATCTCCTCTTGCTCCTTCTTCCCGAAAGCACGACCAGAGATGAACCCGACCAGCGCGCCGATGATCGTGGAAAGCATGTTGTTAATGGCTTCGGCTGGCCGCGCCGTGTCGATTTCGGGTCGCCAGATTTTCGCGATGATGGTTCCGGTGGTCACGATTACCATCACGACACAGATCAAAACGGTGAATAGGAGCACCACGATTTCCGTGGTGGATCGGTTGCTTAAATCTAGGCGGTGCATCATGATGACCAGACAAACATTGTGTGTTCCGTGCCTTGCAGTGGGTCGGGTTTAATAGTGTCAGAGCCGATGTAAGTGCCGATGTTTGGCACTGGCTGCCCTGCTTCCACCATTTGAAATGTGATCTGAGTGGGTTGTCCTGAAGCATTCGGATCGGCACTCACCCATACGGACATATTCCCCGTAGGGTTCAAGCCAACCTTTAGCACTTCGTCGAATCCTTGGATGGAGAAGGTTTGTGGCTGTGTGTTAAACACCAGTGGGTATTCTTGAATCATTCTCATTGTTTATATTCCGCTGAGACAAGGCGCACTGTTCCTTGGAAACCTGTGCCTCCATTGAGGCTGACACCGATGTTCGTGAAGGTGGTGGTATCCCACGTCACGGACGTTGAGCTTTTTACCTGAGTCCATGCGGTCGTTCCGCCGATAAACCCGCCGCCGCTGGTTACGATTTTGCAGGCACCTGCGCCGGTTCCTGACGCGCCGGTTGTGCGAATCGTGGCAAAGACCTCGATCGTCGCATCATCGGTTGCTGCCGTGCCTGCGGTGAAGGTGAAAGCTACTTCGGCAGCGTCCGAAGTTGTGCCTGTCGTCCCGGCGCGAAGCGTGACTATTGGCGTGGCGGTTCCCGCCGCCGTCTTACTCACCTCAAGAGTGCAATGGTAAGTGCCACCTACCGCCCATTGCCCCGCCGTGTAGATGATGTTCGATCCGGTAACGTAGGTGTCGGTTGCAAACCCGGTTTGGTTTGCCACGGACGAATTGATGAGAAGCACCGGCACCGTCGCCGGTGTTTGCCAACTCGCGGCGTAATTGGTCGCGCTGGTCTTGGTCAAGACCTGGCCTGTCGTGCCGCCCGTGGGCAGCTTCGCGGCCACCGTGGTGGCGATCGAAGTAGTGCCACTCCCAGTCGCATCGCCAGTGAGCGTGATGGTTTGGTTGCCGGTAAGGTAGGTGCTGGTATCGACCGAGAGCGTGCCGTTGCTGCTTCCGGTCTTTACAAACCCGTTGCTGGTAAGGTTAGCAATCGCAGTGAAACGCGGCGAAGAAGTGAAGGATGGTGCGCCGCTAATGCCAGCCGGATTGCCGTAAACTGTATTGGCGGCAACGCTTGTAATGTTTGCTCCAAAGCCGCCACGGGCTTGTGAGAGCGTCCCAGTCCAGCCAAGTGTCATTGAGACGCTTTTTAACAGTGCTGTTGCAGGTGTCCCGCCCAGGGCCAGCGTGACGTTTGTATCGTCCGTCTCGGTCAAAGCTGCTGCCCCATTATAGGCGGGCGCGGCAGATGAAGCCGTAGCGTTACCAAACCACGAATTTGCAGCGGCATTGGACAAAACAAACGAAAGCGCGGGCGTGGTGGTAACGGTCGCCTCGGTGGTGGTAAAAAGCGGGGAGAGATCGCCCGCGCTAAAGCTGGTGACTGTGCCCGTGCCGCCGCCGCCCGCCGGTGTCGCCCACCCAACATCGTAATCTGTGTTAGTGTTCTTGGTGAGTGCCTGTCCCGTTATGCCACCAGCCGGGACTGCGCCGGGGCCATTAAATGCCCCCGCTGCCGTCACCGATGAAAGAGATGTTCCACCGCTATCCCTCCATTCCTGTAAGTTGGCGCTCTGCGAAGCGAAACCTTTGACTGTTAATGGAACCTTGGTAGCGGCAGAAGTGGCAGCAGTTGCGTTAGTGACCGTAAAAGCTCCAAAGCCAGCAGCCCGAACATCTCCGTTGACTGGCACGGTAACATTAGTTCCCTGTAGTATAAGTCCACTAGCCCCGCCAATTTGAAGCGTGTTAGCGGTCAAACTGAACGAAAACCCCACCGCGCCAAGACTGTTCTGAATTTGAAACATATTAGCGGTCTGGCTAGTCGCCCCCTTGAGCACAAGGGGAATGTCGGTTGCGGCCTGTGCCGTATCGGTAAGAAGCGTTCCACTGGTCGCATAACTAAGTGCTGCCGCCCCGTTGAGTGCTCCGGCGTTGTTATACTGGAGTTGACCTGGGCTACCACCGGGGACGCTGCCACCTGCCGGTGTCGCCCAACCCGCATCGTAATCCGTATTGCTGTTCTTGGTGAATACCTGCCCAAGTGTGCCACCAGCGGGAACGGCGCCCGAGCCTGAGAGGATGCCTTGTGGACTAACTGATGAAATAACTGCGCCCGAGCTATTCTGCCATTCCTGCAAGTTGCCGCTCTGCGTGGCCGAATTGGCTTTAACCCTGATACCCGCGTAACTGTCGTTCGCCGGTTGGATAGTGAGATTGGTGTTGGCAATCGGAGCGATTCCAGCACCAATCGACACCTTGTAGGACTGCACTCTGACGGTGTTGACGTTGCTTATGCTGATCTGGACTTCGCCCGTCGAACCTACCCTGAAATTAGCGCCATCCCATAGAAGGTTCCAATTAGTCAGCGTTTCCGCGGCACTGGTGCTCGGCCATAAGCCCCAGTAGCTATTGGGCGCGCCGGGATAATTGCCGAGAAACCATTTTCGACTGGTATTGGTTCCTTCCAGCGAAGGTGCAAACTGCGGCTGAGTGAAAGTGTTAGAAGCAGTTATATCCGCAGCATTAGTCACCTGCGCTGCGGTGTAATCACCGCTCGCGGCAACGACCGCACCTGTCCGGCCAAAGACGCTCGTGACCGGCAGAGTAAGCGTGATCCATTGGGTATCGTAATTTGTCGTGCTTTTCTTTTGCAGGTATTGGCCCGCTGTGCCGCCCGTGGGCAATCCATTCGAGGCAGGTGTAGCGGGTAAACCGAGCAGCGTGGCCGTGCTAAAGTCGATGGTCGTCGGGGTCGTGACCTTGTGATCCTTCGTGTTTAACATGATTGGTTCGTCGCCAAGCACGGTGCGCCCGCACATCACCAGCACGAGCAGGCAAAGCGCCACGATTACGGCATACAAGAGATTTTGGTTTCGCTTTGTCATGCCACTTTCTCGGCGTGTTTGTTATTGGTCACGGGGTCGTAATCATCGAAGGCGACATGGCCCGGGTCGGCGGGATCAGCCGCGCCTGCCCGCACTTGAAATTCCTGGCCTTGATTGGCGATCACGATCTCAATCTTTGTGCCGATCGCGAAGCCCGTGCTCGGCAGGCTGCTCAATGATGGTTGCTCGGGCCCCCTCAGGCTCTTGATGTCCCTCCGATATATCCAGTCTGCGCTTTTCGCTGGCGGCGGCGGCGGGTAAGTCCAATCTTCCTCGCACTCATCCGTTAGCTCGCTCACGGTGTAGCCGGTCCACGGCTGAGTGACGTAAATACCGGCAGGATAATAAAAGGGCCGGGTATAGAAATGCAGTTGCCGCTCTGCAGTTAACTTGTCGATTTCCCGGCGCAAATAATCTTCCGCTTCCGCCGCTGCAGCCGTTGCCAGTGCCGTGCGGGTTTGCAGGTCTGGCTTGTCAAAGGTTTCGCGCAGACAATCGGAATAGGCACCCGCTTTGACGTAGCTAGCTAGGACGGCTGGAAATGGCTCAAGGGTCCAATAAGTCGGATCGCTCGGATCGGTTGTGTTCGCGTCCGCCAACGATCGATAACAATTCTCAAATGGCGGATAGAAAACCCTCTCGGAGCGATCGTAGCTCTTGCCGTCGATGTGTGGCTTTAAGGTGAAGGTCGGCGGCGGGATCATATAGTGAATGAAAACCGTGGGTCCGCCCGGGCTGATGATGTCGATGCCTTTTTCGCTCGGTCGATAAAGCAGATAGATGCCTTGCCCGCATGGCCCGTAAGGATCAACGCGCCGGTTGCGCGGGTTTTGGCTGTAAACGCCGAGCACTTGCTCGATTGGTTTCTTACAAGTTTGATCGTAAGCGATGTAGGTATCGATTACGGTCAGCGGCTCGTAGTAAGTCGCGTCAGTGATCCAACCCGCCACGGGGTCTAATGTGGCCGGTGGCGTTCCCACGGGCGGCGTTACGCCGGTGAGCACCTTGTAATAGCTCGCGCTCGGGATAAAGAATAACTCATCTTCTGAGTGAAACTGGCGGCTATCGTTCCAAACCGTGCGGTAAGCGCGTTCCTCGGTGTTCGTCAGCTCGGGAATGGGCCATGTGCGCCATGCGGTATGCACCCGCTGGTTGATGTGTTCGACGATCGCTCGCGCGGTGTCTTGGCCTACTCTGTCACCTACTGGATCGTAGCCATGTCGCCGCAGGATCGCATGATAAACAGACTGCAAGGTAACAGTTCTCATGGCAACGGTTCGGGTTGCATGGAATACCAAAGCCACACCCACACGTCTCCCGGCGTTGCGCCGCTGGTTACGATGTCGATGCCGCCTTCCATGCGGATAGGGCGGGGCGGCGTCCAGTCTCTAATGAGCACGTCGCTGCCACTGCTCGGTGGTGCAGGAACGAACGCACCAATCAATTTGTGCGGGGTAGCTGCTTTATCTTGAATGGTGAGCAGCCAGCTCGTGCCGCCGTTCACCGAGTTAAACACGATGGCTTGCAGGTAAACCGTGCTGTCGATGACTGTGGTGATCGCACTGGTGTTAATGTGAACGATCTTTTGAGGGTTAATCACGTTAGTGCCCCCTCACGTATTCCTGCCCGCGCATCCCGCGTTTCACGTTCACACGCAGCCCGGGGTGATGCTTTAGAAAGTCCTCTAGGAAATCTTCGTCCCGCCAGCAATCGTCGCCGTAGATGTCTTTCATCTTTTGGATCACGCTGGCCGGTATCCGGCAGTAGGGGATATGTGTCTTGCTCGCCTTCCAGTCGGTCGCGGCAATGGCGATGCTCAGCGCCTCGATTTCAGCGTGCATGTCGGCTACCTCTTGCTGCGCGATTTGTTTGCACGCTTCGAGATAGGGCCCTTGCGCGCAGCTTTTAGCTAACTCAAGGCGAAATGTTTTTTCAGCGAAGGCGAGCCCGCTGGGTCCGGCCTCTAATACGAGGCGCAGGGCTGGATCATCTATTTCTGCTCCCATGTTACCCCTGCCTGAATGGACCGGGACCGGATGCCGCGCCGATCCCGGCCTCATTCAAGCCCCGAATTTATTTCTTGCTTTCCTTGTCTTTGTTTTCCTTCTCTTTGGCCTGCTTTTCCTTCTCGTCCGCCGCTTTTTTCTCGGCTTCCATCAAGCGTTTCTTTTCTTCTTGTTGCTTTTTGTGTTGCTCCAAGGTTTCGTCGCTTGGTTTGCCCGGGCGCACGGCTTCCTGAGAAGCTGGCTTTGCGGTTTCCTGGCTGTCATCCGCTGCATAGCGCGCTGTGGGCGCGCCAGCTACGGTGTCAGCTCCCGGTGCAGACTTCTCATCCTTATCCTTATCCTTATCCTTATCCTCTTTCTTCTCGCTGTGTTGTGATGACATTTTTTTTAATCCTTTCTTGGGTTTCTTTCGGGAAACGGCCACCCGTTTTAGGGGTGGCCGCTTACTCCGTTTTTTGTGTCGATGGCTGATTTTCAAGCTGTCCCTGCCGTGGCTTCTTCAAGCACTGCGGGACGCAGCACTCCAAAGAGGATTTCAACTTCGCCCTGATCCAGAGAATCAAGGGCTTTGGCCGCCATTGAGTTGAAGGTCACTTTGAGGTTGTTCGCCAGCGCATAGCTCACGAGCGTGTTACTCACGCCCTGCCTGACTGGCGTTGCCGCGTTCCCATTGACTTCCGCAGCGGCAATGTGCGTTGCGACTCCACCATCATCGCCCACGCTCATCGTGTCGCTGTTAAAGGCCGGGTCCGCCGAGTTCTTGAAGTATGACTTAATTCTCCAAGCCACCCGCACGATCATGTCACCTGCCTTGAGGGGCGCGATGGTAAGCGTCTGTGCCGCTGCTGCCGTCGTGTTCGTCAAGTCTTTGTGTGTGATCGTGGCGATGTGTGTGATCCCCGGGTTTCCAGCCTGTTCGTTTGTAGATATAGGTTTAACTGTCATTGTCTCTTTTCCTTTCTAGGCTGTGCCATCGATCTTCGCGTGCGCTCGTGGATCGCCCACAAACGGGCTGATGATCGATTGGATTAACTCGCGAGGACCGCCGCCGAGATTCGGCAGATCGTTTTCCTCATAGGTTCCGGCATTGCGAATGCGCGGCTGATCCATGTCGAGGAAGAACCCGGTATAAGGTGTCGGCATGAAATCTACCAACACCGGGAACAGTTCAAAGGTGCCCCAGTCAGACTTGTAAACGTCCACCGTGGGACCAAAGAGCGTGTTCCCTTGCAGCCTTCCCGTTGTAACCTGCACACTACTCGTGTAGCCGGTCACATCAGGCGTATAACGCGAGAAGAAACCAATGCGGTTCTTGATAAGCGGTGTAACAAAACCACGGAGATCGCTGCTTGCGCCCGTGTTTTCGTATTTCGCTTGGATCAAGGCCGCGAATTGGTCCTCGGTCATCGTGGCTATCGAGCCGGTGAAGATTTGGTTGCTCGGTGTGCGCCATTGCGCGGGCACCGGCAGCTCGTAAAAGCCGGTCGCAGGCGAGAGATCGCCAGTGGCTAGAGTCAGCGTTTTCACGCCGTCATAAATCCACCGGCCAAACCCTCTAAACTGCGCGCCGCTTACTCCATCATCCGGTCGAGAGTCTTGGTTGCTCCAAAGCTCCTTCTCCATGTCGCGCTTGTGCTCGATCAGTTGATCGGCGCGCGCCTCGTTAAACAGGTTCGGCGATCCGGCGACGCCACCGGCAAGGCTCATCTTCTGTGCGATGAAACCCACCATTGGCGCGCGACGAAATACCTCCCCGCGTGCTTGTAATGCTTGTCGTGGCGTCTGTGAATCGAAGGCGTCCACGTCTTTCCCATCGGGGACACCACCTTTCTTCCGAGCGCCGTAGCTCTTGACTATAAAGTCGTAGAGCATGTTGCTGAGTCTTTCGCCCTTTTTGATCGACGTGATGCCGGGCGTTACCTTCCGGTCCGCCACATAAAGCATATCCGACAAATCCTGTCGTTTGCCGACCAACTCGGGCTCTACTAAAGCTGGCATTGTGTTCCTTTCTTTAAGGAGCACCCTGCTTTGAGAAGTTACCGGCTTACTCGGGTCCTGCTTGTAGCCCGCGTTTGATGCACTTGATCCAGTGCCGCAAATGCCTGTGCTAATGAGTCCGCGCCGCCGTCAACATCTCTCACAAGGTCGCTCATTGCCTCGTTCAATCTCTTTTGTGGCGACGGCGTAGCTTCGCGGCTAGGCGGTTCTGCGGTGTGTGGCGCTAGAGGCACACGCGGCTCAAACACGCGCTCGCTAATGTCGCGATGCGCTCTGACACGTTGCCCGTTCTTCCCCCGATCGATTCTCTCCTGTAAGGCTTTGGCACCTTCAATCACAAGCCCGATGGCATAATTCGCATTAGGCCCTGCCTTGATCGCGGGAAACTGAGAGAGAAGCGCCTGCCCGAGCTGGTGTTCTTCGCTGCCCTTATCGAACAGCTCCGGCCAATACTCCCGGGCCAGCCCGTCGAAGTGATCCCTGCCTGCACGGTATGCGCGCAGTTCTTCGCGCCGATTCGGTGCGCCAATCACGAGCTTTTCAGATTCTCGCCGCCACTTGCCGACGGTTTTCTGTAACGCCTCTTGTTGTGTCAGCTCACCATCATCGTATTGCTGCTTATACTCAGGATCAATCGAGTTAAGACTCAAACCCTTTCCCTCGGGGTTTTCGTCGCACCAATCCATCACGGCTTCGGCTTTCGCCAGTTCCCGGTTTAACTGGGCTTCATCGGCGATGTGTGCCAGCCGTGGGCTCGCGCTCGGAATCAAGGTGGAAGGCTTGCCTTCCTTTTTTTGGCCTTGCGCCTCGGCGAGCTGTCTCTCTAACGCATCGATCTTGTCTAGGGCATCATTGCGTTGCCTTGTTAGCCGGTTGATCCGCTTCTGTCTCTTATCGAGTTTCTGCGGCTCAGCCTCGGCGGCTGGCTTTTCTGTCTCATCTTCTTCTTCGGTATCGGTTTCCTCTACCTCCGGTTTTTCCTCGGGCTCGGTTTCCGGTTCCGCTGTTTCACCCGGTTTTTTTTCCGCTGGCTTCTCAGGCTCGGCTTTTGTTTCCTCGGCCTTCGGTTCAACCTGTGATTGGACTTCGGCGGGAATATCCAGCAAGTCCATTACACCTTTGAACTCGCTCTTAGACTCGCTCTGCTTTGTCGTCGTCGTTGGTTTATCCGTAGCTGCTTGCTGCGGAGTGGTAGCATTTTTGGCGTCCTGCTCCCCTTGAACGGCCTTTTGTGCAGGCTCAGGCATGGGACAATCCTCCCAAGTGGACACACAGATTCACGGTCGCGCACCTTTCGATGCCGCAGGTGGAATCTGAGAAGCGCCTCATAGAAATGAGGCTTCTCACGGGGAAGCGCCCTCTTACAAGAGCGGGCTAAAGTAAATCGGCGTTTTTCGGCGTTAAATCGACTTTTTTAACAGGGTCGGCGCAAACGCGCACGGCGAATCGAGCCCAATACTTCAATTTTTTTCGCAAAATGGGCGCGCAAAGAATCACGCGCCCATTTTCTACAACAAAGCCTGCAACAAACGTTGCGGCTTTGACGCGATATAAGCCATCTGGCATTGCGATTTCGATCATCTTGAAAGCGGATTCACCATTCGGGCTTCATCAATTTGATTCCGATGATAATGAACAAGACGAGTGTTACAATCGCGTTTGCTCGCGGCCAATACTCCCAACTACCGGGCGCTAACGCGCCAACGGCAATGAGAAGCAGCAACACCCAATAGAAGATGGTGAGTAAGCTCATAAGACTTCACCTCCCTCCCTGTTCTCTAACTCGTTACCAAATAAGGGAAGCGTCTCGGTGTCGTCATCGAGAACTATTACGCGCCGCGCCAGCTCTTGCTCGATCGCCTTTCGCGTCTGCGAGCTGGCGCGGAAATCGTCGCGCATTCGTAAGAGTCTTTCAGTCGATTCAAGTTCAAGATTCATCTTCTTCTTTTTCCCATTTTTTGATCTGCCACTCGATTACAACGATAATCAGCCACAAGATTTTCTGGAAAAAGGGGAGCTTATCGGGGTCCATTCGGATGATCCGCTGGATCGATCGCTCCTCTCTCACTGCTCTTTTCATCCGCCATCGAGAATCTGTTGCGCTGAATCGACGAAGTAGAGCGGCTTACAATTCTCGCGCAGCCGCCATGTTCTGAGCCTGCCTTCTTTCACAAGTAGGGCGATATATTCCTCGCTCCACCCAGTCCAGCGCATCAGAGCCGATCGCTTACACAGTGCGCTGCGCGGCTTTGTTGCCATTACTTGCACACCCATAAAACTCACGCCTATCTCTTTCCTTTCTTGTGTTTTGGTGGTTTCCCTGTCGCTAACGCTTGCCCTGTTTTTGCTTGCGAGATGCGGGCGGCTTTGCCTTTCGGCATTCCTTCCCGTCGCAGCGCGTCATAGACTTTGTGCACCTTTGTTCCCTTTGGCATTCTTCTCACCTCGCTTTCACACGTATGCTCCGCTTTCAAATTGATCTTTGCTTTTTAGAGCGATGGCCCGGGCGTCATGCAGTTTCGTTCTTACGAGATCGACACCTTCGCCTGCACCTACCGCCGCGATACAGGCATTGGTTATCTGAGTGCGCATCCGTGCCCCTCTGATCGTTTCTTCCTCGGCTTGATCGATGATCTGATGGACCGCGAGCCACCACGGCTCATCGCTCGGAACCGCAAACGCGCCGGTCAAATCACGACCGGAGATCGGGGATTCGCGCCACGGTAAAGCGCGAATCCACCGAATCTCTACTCGCCCGATTCTCATGAGAAGAAGCCTTGCTGTTGCGCTTGTTGCAGAGCTTGCCGCACCGCAGGCTGCAAGGTGCCGACCGGCGTAAGGCCGTCAGTCGGCTTCGCAGTGCACTTCTTCACGATCTCTGCGACGCGTTTCTCGATCTGCTCGGGTGCGACTTTCTCGGAGTATTTGAGTAAGTCTCTCGGGAGCATCGCATCTATGTCATCTTCCGGTGATTGGCGCGGCTTTTTGCGAGGCATTCCAAACATCTCACGCTCCATTTCTCTCATTCGGGCCATTTCCGCCCTGATTAACTCATCGATCGGGGGTTGAGTCATTAACCCTCATCCTCCCGCAAGATGTCCTCGATCTTCACATCGTTATCCCATTGGGCCACGAAGTATTTGTTCGGGCAGCCGTGGATGACGCCGAAGATGATCGGATCAGGAATCACTTTGACTGACTCGATCGTTGCCACCTCGAAGCTATCGAAGCAACCGAGCTTCTTCGCGTCTCTCACTTTTTCCAGCACCTCGGGCGGCGGGCAGTTTCCATAAAACGTGATCGGCGTAAACACGAGCTGGTCGTAGGTGTAGCTGTAGCTGAGCTGGCTTCGCTTCTCCGTGCGGCCCCGTAGCTCTCTGTTAAAACGTGCTAGGTGCTCCGGTGTTACAACGCGGAAATGCTCAAACGCGATCCGTAGTTTTCGCGCCATTTCGCGCTGTGCCCTGAGAACCGTGGCCGCTCTATCAAACCCCAATTCCTGTAGCTCCGCCTCGTTGGGCGCGGGGACCGGAGCTGTCGCTGTTTTTGTTTGTTCTACTGTTTCTGTCATAAAGAATGCAGCGGTTTTCGATACTTGCGTTTCGGGCGCATACGGGGCTTTCCCCCGCTTCGGCCTCGATGAGTCGCTGCCACTCAGATTTTTCATACTGAACATGTCATAAAGGTTTCTCGTTTCCTTCGCCTAACTTGGAGTAAAATTGCTCCAAGCCTTCTCTGTGGCGCACAAGCTCGGTTTCCACTTTGCTCAATTCCCGGCTAACGAAGCGCGTCACCCTGAATGCCCCAGTGATGTAGCCGACGCCGAAACTCAGTATGCAGGCGATAAATAGGATCGCGCCGTCGCTGATGTTCATCATTCCAAGTCCTTAAAGGTCTTACTGAGCATGAAAATCCAGATAAACTTGGTGTCGTCTTTGGGTGACTTTAGCTCGACAAACTCGCCGCGATCACGCGCGGTATCGTAGTGCTTGCGAATCCAGTCGAGCATCACCGCGCGCTTTTTGCGGCTGATCCTCGGCTTCCAAATTAGTTTTACCGTTCTCAATAGCCGCCACCTCCCATCAGCGCCGCGATTGGGCCGCCCGCTCCGCTTTCACCGTTCATCATCGCGGTCGATGGCTGCGAAACCTGTGGCGCATTCTTGTTGAAGGTTTGCGTCACCTGCATCCGCCCGATTTGCGCGTTTTGTTGTTGCTGTAGCTGCCGCTGGTAATACTGCGCGCGATTGAGCAGCACTTGGATGAGTTTGGGATTTTGTTGGATGATTTGCATCGTGGCCGGGTTGGTCATGATGCTTTGCTGTTTCGCCTGCAGCGTTTGCAGCCTCAGCCCGTAGTTCGCTCCCTGTGGCAAAGGCTGATCCTGTCCGCTGCCGATGATGAGATCGACGGCGCGCTGTTCGTCTTGCACCTCGGCTTGCGTCGCGACCTGCGGATTTTGAATCGCCATGTCGGCAAAGCTGTAGTCGATCGCTTCGGCACCGGATTTGAGTAGCGCGCTCTTGTCGAGCAGTCCCATCGTGTCGAGCTGCGCGAGCTGCGAGAGATAACCGAGTTTCTCTTTCAAGAAATCGGAATCCAGACTTCGCAAATCGACCGTGGCTGAAATTTCCCATTCGCCTTGAATCTCTGCGCGGCTGATGTGGAATGGCCGGTTAAGCGGGCCGACCACCTGTGCGACTTCATCATCGGGCAGAAATTGCCGCATGAGCTTCATCGTTTGCTGTGTGGGCGCTTTCAGCTCAATCAAGATGTCGTCCACAAATTCTTCGCGACGCAATTTCTTGAGATCGGGATCGACATCTTCGCCAAAGATGCCGAAGTGATCGCGAATGCGTTTTTCCACTTCTTGAATGATGAGAATCGAGACTTGATCGTAAGGTGGCATTTTGAGCCACTCGGCTTCATCGAATTTTCGCATCGGTATCACCACGCCCGGCTGGATGACTTCCTTCATCTTTTGCACTTGGTCGTAGGTGGTGAGCAGTGGCGGGCGCAATGAAAGCGATGTGCGATCGGCTTGCGCGTCGTATTGCGTTTTTAGCTCCTGTTCCCATGTGTAGGCGATCTCGGCGATCCCACGGCTGGAAAGGATCGGGCGATCGTCGATCTCGAAGCGCATCGGATGCACGCATGCTTCGCCGTGATCGTATCCGGCTGGCTCATGCTTCCCTGCAAAGTCCACGTCCATGTGAAACACGGTGCAGAAACGCGCGGGCACACCGCGATCGTTCACGAGCGTGTAAAAGTGATGTAGCTCGATGTCGTTATCCATGTTGGCCGGACCGACTCCCGTGATGGCCCGGCGCTCGGCATCGGTCACAAGCCGCCAGTCGCCCGCGCTGCTCGGGCCGCGATGTTCGAGAGCTTCGTTTACAAATGCCTGGCTGTAGCCTGCCGTCTCGACGCGATCGCGCAGCTCGGTTTCGCTTACAAACTCGATTTGGTCATACCACACCTGCCGTTGTAGATCGTCGGCAAAGGCGGGAAAGAGCACGTCCACCATTGGCCGCATGGCGGTCCAGCGCGGGCGCGACTCAAACACGTAGGGCACCGGAATCTCGACGGTGCGAATTTCTCGGAGCTGATCCAGCTTGGCTCGCGCTTGGTTTTGGGTGAGGTAGTTGTGTGAAACTGCTACCAGTAATTTCGAGAGATCATCCGCATAAGCGGGGTCCATTATCATTTCCTGCAGATCGGTGATGTCGAGATTTTCACCGATTGGAATTTGCACATTGCTCGATGCGCCGCCGATGAATTGCTTTACCGCAGGCTCGTTAACAAATTCTTGCAGCCCCATCACATTCACGTCGATGTAATCCATGCGACGCGTCTGCTTCCAATCGACGTTGATAATTGATGAGCCGTAGCCGTTGCGCCACGCCAGCGCCAGTCGCAGCTCGCGATGCAGTTCGGCTTGCATGTGTGTAAAGAGCATCCAGTTAAGAAGCGTGGTGGCTTGTTGTGACTCGCGGATCGTCTGCGCTGGCCGGGTGCTTTTGCATTGAATCTTCATGTTACGCAGCGCATAGGTGCCGATGGTCCGGTGTTGGCCGATGACTTTCTCCACGGTCCGCACGCGCGTGTCGCTCGATCCCGGCCACGGCCACGGCACCACGCCGCGCTGTGGATCGCCCCACTTGCGACCGTCCACGGTTTGATAATCCCAACGCGAATACCACCAGTCTCGCGCGCAGAGATTGCGAGTGAAATAATCGCTCGCCATCGATGAGCCTTGCGCGTCACTCACCGCCGTTTTGAACGTCTCTAAGTTCGGCTTATCGGTTGCCTGTTCCATTGCAGCCGGATCGTAGCTTGAGCTACCGGCTGCCCC